ACGCCAGAGCCGCCAGCAGTGGAAGACGAAGACAGCCCAGAGGATGACGCCGAAGACCAGGCCGAGCAGGAGGAAACGCCAGATGGAACTTGAGCGACGCTGCCTCGCGTTTGAGGAGTGCCCCGAAGCCGAACTGACGATTGAGACTCGTGCCAACGGCACGCAGGTGCTGACGGGATACGCAGCCGTCTACAACCGCTTCAGCCTGCCGCTGCGTGAAGGCGGCTCGCAGTTTCGCGAGATCATCTTGCCCGGTGCGTTCGACAAGATCCTAAACCGTCAGCGTGGCAAGAGCGACGTTGTGGCACTGCTGAACCACGACGCCAATCTGATTCTCGGCCGCACGTCGAGCGGGACGCTGGAGCTTTCCAGCGACGATAAGGGGCTGCGATACACGGTGACGCCGCCCGATACGCAGGTGGGGCGTGACACGCTGGAGCTCGTGCGTCGGCGTGACTTGCGTGGAAGTTCTTTCGCTTTCGGGCTTTCCGGCCCAAACGCCGAGCGGTGGACGAGCGACGAGCAAGGTGCCGTGCGTGAGATCCGCGAGGTGTCGCTGCTGGCAGACGTGAGCGTTGTTCTGACGCCCGCCTACCCAGCAAGCAGCGTGACGGTGGCCCAGCGTTCGTACGCAGCGTGGCTGGCATCGCAAGAGACTCCCGAGCCAGCAGGCCAGGCGGTTGATTCGCGTTCGGCTCTGCGGGGTGTCGCCGCCGCCTGGTCTGCTCTTCTGAGGCTCAAGCGTGTCTGAACCACGCTGCACGTGCGGCGAGAAGCTGCGAACCCGCAGCAGTCGCCAATGCGGCGACGAGCGGCAGCGGTATTTGCGTTGCCCACGGTGCGGGCAGCGTGCTGTTGCGTTTGTGAAAACAACACTTTCCGCGCTGCGGTACTGCAAGGTTCCACGCCCGTAGTGGCAAGTTGAACTCCATCGGCAATACCGCCGGCGGAGATCACACACAGTGGACAACCTTAAGAAGCTGCAGGACGAGGCCGTTGCTCTCGCCAACCGGATCGACGCCGTGCGGGCGATCGAGAGCACCGACGCCGACAAGATCGCCGAGCGCGACCTTGAGCTCGAGACGCTCAACAGCGACGCCGCGAAGCTCGCCAAGAAGATCGACTTCGAGAAGTCGGTGGCCGACGCTTCCAAGAATCTCCGCTCCGTGGTGGACCGCTGCACCCCGGCTCCCGAGGTGCGTGCCGAGGAGCCCAAGGTGCGGATCTCGTCCGTGCCCTACGCGGGCAAGCTGCGTGCGTTCAGGTCGGAAGAGGACGCCTACAAAACCGGCATGTGGTTCAAGGCCAAGGGCGGCGACGTTGAGGCGAAGCGGTGGTGCCAGGATCACGGCGTCGAGAGCCGTGCCCAGGGCTCGACCGGCTCGACCACCGGCTCGGCCTTCGTGCCCGACGTTCTTGAGTCCACCGTGCTGCGGCTCGTCAACGACTATTCGGCGTTCGCCGCCAACGCGATGAACGTCAACATGGCGTCTGACTACGTGCTGTTCCCGAAGCGGACGGCCGGTGCCACGGCGTACTGGATCTCGGAAAACACCGCCATCACGGCGAGCGATCCGACCAGCACGCAGGTCAGCCTGACTGCGAAGAAGGTGACCGGGGCGGTGACGATTGCGAACGAGCTCCTGCGTGACTCGATCGTGAGCATCGCCGATTGGCTGGCCGCTGAGCTCTCGCTGACGCTGTCCACCGCCATTGAAACGGCGGCGTGGAACGGCAACCCGAGCAATGCCCCGGCTGTTGCCGGCATCGCCACGGGCTACACGGGCGGGCTCTACGCTTCGTCTGGTGCCACCTACGCGGCGTCGCTCGTGACGGCTGCCGGTGACACTCCCGACGAGGTGACCAAGGCCAACCTGCTGAAGATGATGGCTACCTTGCCCCAGCATTCGCAGGCGGGTGCCAAGTGGTTTGTTTCGCCGTTCTTCTTCGCCACCTGCATGCAGAACCTCGATCTTGCCCAGGGCGGATCGGTGGGCCTGTCGCAGGGGATGGGGCTGACGTTCCTCGGCAAGCCGGTGGTGCTCACCGACCAGCTGCCGGCTGGCTCGGACTCGACCGGCGTGGTGATGGCCCTCTACGGCGATCTGATGAACTCGTCGATCTACGGTGTCCGCCAGGGCATCGAGATTGCTTCGAGCGATCAGGTGAACTTCCTGAGCGACCAGAGCGTGATTCGTGCGGTGGCTCGAGTTGCCATCTCGCACCACACGCTCGGCAGCGACACTGTCGCTGGCCCGGTCATCGGCCTCGTGGGTGCGTGAGCGGCTTGACACCTGTGCAACGCTAGGCGGGCGGCTCCAACCGGGGCCGCCCGCTCTCGTTTGCAGGGGCACCATGCTAGTCAAAGTCGGTGGCACCGAAGTAGAGATCCGAGTCGAGGCCGTGCTGAGCATGCCTAGGCTCTCGTTCACGGCAAACCACTTTGCGTGGGCTCAAGCACTCATGCCCTTGGGCATTCGCCCCACAATGGGCACTGGTGCGTTCTGGGACCAAGTAAACACGCGAGTCATGGAACAGTTCATTGACTCGGCCGAATATCTACTCTGCATCGACTACGACACGTTCTTTACGCGGCAGGATATTGAGACGCTGTTTGCCATGGCGATGACGTTTCAATGTGACGCCATCACGGGGCTGCAAACCAAGCGAGAAGACGGCCGCCCAATGCTGACGCTCAAGGGCACGCTGGACTCGCCACCGGAGGAAGGGCACACGCAGCTGCCGGCGTCGTGGTTTGCCGAGCCCGTGCAGGAGGTGGACACGGCACACTTCGGCTGCACCGTGATCAGCACGGCCGCACTCAAGCGAACCAAAAAGCCATGGTTTTGGAGCAAGCCAGATCCCGATGGCTCGTGGAACGACGGCCGGATTGATCCGGATATCTGGTGGTGGAAGAACTGGCGCGAGAGCGGCAACCGTGTCTTTATCTCACCCCGCGTCGTGCTGGGTCATGGCGAGTACGTCGTGACGTGGCCCGGCAAGAACCTCGGAACGCCTGTGTTTCAATGGGCGACGGAGTTCACGACAACCCACAAACGCCCCGAAACTGCATGGAGTGTCGGCTGATGGCGAAACTGAAGTTCACCCGAGCGTGGCGTGGCTATTGCAAGGGGCAGACGGCAGACGTGCCCGGCGGGCTCGCTCAGCAGCTGATCGCTCAGCGTGTCGCGGTCGAGGACAACCAGCAGTCGCTGATTGAAACGGCCGCCATCGAGCACGCCACAGAGACGGCCGACGCCACGCCACGAAAACGAGGACGCCGTGCAGTACCTAAGCCTGACTCGCCAGACGCCGCCGGCCGTTGAGCCTGTCACCGTCGCAGAGGCCAAGGCTCACCTGCGGGTGGATACGAGCGACGACGATACCTACATTGGCACGCTCGTCACTGCGGCGCGTGAATGGGTTGAGTCCTACCTAGATCGCACGCTCGTGAATACGCAGTGGCGTCTGCGGCTCCATCGGTTTCCCACGGACAGCCAATACCCGATTGATTTGCCACGCCCGCCCGTCGTGTCGAGCGGCACTGCCACGGCGGTGACGATCACCTACACCGCCGAGACGGGCGGCACTGCCACGCTCTCGACGGCAGAGTACCGGGTGCAGCGGTTTGAGACGCCGGGCCGTGTAACGACTGTCTACGGCGGCACCTGGCCGGCGAGCATGGAGGACAACGACGCCGTCGTAGTGACGTGGTGGGCCGGGTACGGGGCCAGCGGCTCAAGTGTCCCCGCCGCAACAAAGCACGCCATCTTGATGCTTGTTGGACACTGGTACGACGGTGCCCGGCAGGCCACTGTGACAACTGGAGCAGTGCCGCAAGAAGTGCCGTTTGGCGTCAAGTCGCTCTTGGACTCTCAACGCTGGGGATCGTACCAATGAGCATCGACGGCCGCATCAATGTTGACGTGCTGTTTCACGACAAGGACGGCACCGCATCGCTCAAGGTGGTGAGCCTGCAGGATTCTGAGGCCTATACAACTGGCGAAGTCGCCGTCATGTCAGGCACATGCAGCACCACTGGCGTGACGCTGTCATTTGGGCCAACCACATACCGCGACGCCTCTGGCCAGCTCGTGAGTGTGCAGCCAAGCATCGGCCGCGTGGCATTCCTCGCCACCGGCAACGGCGGAGTTCTGACGCAGGCCAACGGATCTCTGTACCTCTCATCCGCAAACGACGCCTGCGTCAGCAACATTGACGAACAGGAGTCTGTTGCTGTTTTTGCAGTCAACGGCACGACTCGCTACACGGTTGTCGTGTGGAGTCAATCGTGATGGACGCCGGCCGCCTCCGCGAGCGAGTAACGGTGCAGCAGGCTGCGGAGACTCGCAACGCCCTCGGCGAAACCGTGCTTTCGTGGAGCACGTTTGCCACGCGATCGGCCAGCGTCGAAGGCGTTTCTGCTCGTGAGGCACTCGCTGCTGGGCAGCAAGACGTGACGATCACGCATCGCGTACGGATGCGTTACCTGAGCGGTATGACGCAAAACATGCGAATCGTATGGCGATCTCGCACGCTCAACATCATCAGTTTGCTTGAGTACGACAATCGAACTGAGCACGTCGCCATCTGCGAAGAGGCGGTTTAATGTCGGGCGGCATTGATATCAAAGTTGAGTTTCCGGAAATGAAGCAGCTGCGGGACGCGTTCCGCAGTTTCCGCCCGAGCCTCGCAAGAAAGCACATGGGCGCGGCTATTCGTCGCAGCCTTGCACCAGGGCTAACGGCACTTAAAAGCAACGTCACTCGCGGCCCAACAGGGAACCTGTATCGCGGAATCACCAGCAAGGTGAAGACTTATAAGAGCGGGAACGCCGTAGGGCTTGTGGGTTTTGTGGCTGCGGGCAGCGGTCGCTCCGCATCGGCCGGCGGCGGATCTGTGCGCCGGGGCAAGGACCGTGCTTTTCATGCCGGATTCGTTGAGTTCGGCACGAAAGAGCGATTCATCAAAACGTCTTCCATTCGCAGCGGTGCGTCAGTTGCGTCGAGCTTTAAGACACTCGGCGCGTTCAAGATTGCTCGAGTTGCTCGACGCGGAAAGTTTGCTGGCGTAGTCAGGGTGAACACTTCCCCTAAGTACCCAAAAGCGTTTTTCAAAAAGGCTTCTGCGGGGGAGCGGCTCAGCCTCAGGGAAATGCCTGTTGGCGGCAAAAAGGGGCAGCCACCCGTAAGGACGGCCTACCGTGAGTCGTTAGGCACGATGCGATCAGCGCTGCAGGTTGAAATGACAAAGTCTCTGATTGCTGCGCAGAAGGACTTGGCTTCCAAGTTCCCCGTCAAGCCAAGAGGGTGATTTGATGCTTCGATCGCCTGAGTCAGTGCTGAGCAACGCTCTTGCCACAGCCCCGGCTGTCGCCATCCTCGTCGGCACTCGTGTCTATCCCTTGCTCGCGCCAGCTTCGGCCGCCCTGCCGTTTATTACGTGGCGTCGCGTTGGCATTGAGCGTGAGCAAACGCTCGGGCAGCCGTCCGGAATGCCACGAGTGAGCGTGGAATGCGTTATGTACGGCACGACGTATCAAGAGGCCAGAAGTCTCGCCGACGCGGTGCGGGCTGTTCTGGATGGATACGGGGGGTTTTTCGACAATACAACGGTACGGCAGACGGCTCTGCAGGACGAGTCGGATGACTTTGTCACGCTGGCCGGAACTGATCTACCGCCCGTGTATCAGATCACGCAGCGATACGACGTAATGTGGAGCGAGGAATAGCAAAATGCCCATCACGCCCCATGACTCCAGCGGCACGACATTCTCTTTTGCAGGCACGACCTACACTGTCACGTCGATCACGTACAGCATCACCGACAATGCAACAACCGATCAGATCGACGTTTCGCACCTTGGCCAAACTGCTGGGCAGACCGTGCTGACGTTGGCTCGGCCTCTCAAGGGATCTGCCGGCGACACTGGCAAGGAAGTCACGATTGAGTATCTCGCCACGTCTGGCGGCCCGATCGCCCAGGGCGCAAACGGCACGCTTTCGATTGCCGGCGGCGTCTCGCTGAACGTCGGCGCAACGTGCAAGAGCTCAAGCATCACGCTTACGGTAAATGACGCCGTGCGTGGTTCAGCCGCATTCCAGGTGCCTTAATCGCCACAGGAGACATCCGTGGCGACGTACAGCCAAGGCGTATCAGTGTCATGGGGCGGCACGCCCTTCACTGAGGTTGTCGGGCTCGATTGGCAGGTCGGCGGCGGCCCGCCTAAAGGTCGGCTCACCAAGTGGACTGATGAGGTTGGCTCAGTCAGCGTCACCACGCTGGGGACAGCCAATACCAGTTCCGATGAGTACGGCAATCGCAAACAGCTGACCATATCTGGTGGCGGCCAAGACTTGACCTCCTATGCAGTATGGGAGTCGTTGAGCGTTGCGAACGAAGTGAACGGCGTGGCTCGTTTCACCGTGACGTTCAAGCTATTGGATGCCTAGACCATGGGACTACGCGAGCAGATCAAATCGGCCAGCGTGCGAAAGCCTCTCAAGGTGCACGTGCGTGAGTGGAACATAGATGTTTTCGTCCGCGTGTTGAGTGTCGGCGAGCGTGATGATTGGGAGCTAGCGTGGATCGACATTCGCAGCAAAGGCGTCGAGAAGTTTAAGAACTTCCGAGCGTTCTACTTGGTGCGCACCTTGTGCGACGAGCATGGCGTGCGAATCTGGCAAGACAACGAGATCAACGAAGTTGCGTCGCTAGATGGTGCAGTGATGGGAGAACTGTTTGACGTGGCACAGAGGCACAACAAACTCACGGAGGCGGACGTAGTCGAACTCGCCGGCGAGCTTTAACGCGAGGCCGTCGCGTCGATTTCTCTTCATGCTAGCAAGTCATCTGCGGATGACTGTTGGGCAGATTGAGCGAGAGATGGACAGCCGCGAGCTGAGTGAGTGGCTGGCCTATGCACGGTATTTTCAGCCGCTTGATAGCTCGTGGGCACAGACAGGACTTCTAGCCAGCGTGGTTTTGGCTCCTCACACACGACGTGGTCAATCGCCGTCCCCAGCAGACTTCATCCCATTGGAAAAGCCGCCGCAGCACCGCACGCAAATGCTCGACGTACTGCAGCAAATGAAACGGGACTTGGACGGCAAATGATATGAGCACCGCACTCGGCCTGGCAATGCAGATTACGGCGAATACTGCCCAGCTGGCGCAGGCTGTCGCTGACGTAAACAGCCGGCTTGACTCCATGGCCGCCGCTGGCCAAAAGGCTGCCGATGATCTCGGCACGCTCAAGAACCTAAAGATTGGCGAGCTTGCGGTTGGCGGTTTGCAGGCTGCCACCACTGCCTTCATCAATCTGAGCGGCGCAGTGACAGGAGCAGTCACGAGCGTTGCGTCATTTGCGTTAAGCGTAGGCCAAGAACTGGATGCGCTCAACGACGTGGCGAACCGTACTGGCGTCGGGGTTGAGGCGTTGCAGGCATACGCTCGAGCAGCAGCCGACACCGGCATTAGCGTTGAGGGCTTTGCCAAACAGATACAGACGCTCACCCTCAACATTGGAAAAGCGACGCTAGACGAAAAAGCGCAAAAGAAGTTTGAGGAGCTCGGCATTGTGTTCTCGGAGCTGAAGGAGCAGACGCCAGAGCAGCAGTTTGAACAAATCGTGGATGCGATTTCCCGCATTGCAGATCCTGCCGAGCGTGCGGCCACTGCTGTTAAGTTCTTCGGCAAAGGCGGCATTCAACTCGGCGAACTCTTCACGCTTGGGCCAGGTGCCTTAGAGAAAATGCGTGAAGAGGCTATTGCCCTCGGGCAGGTTGTCAGTGCCGACGCCGTCAAGGCAATCGACAACATGAACGACGCCTTCGGCAAGGTCTACGCGACGATCAAGGGCATTGCAGGGGCAATCCTTGGCGAGTTAGCAGGGCCAATAGCAACTATCGCCGAGGAGCTTCTTGGCGTCATTAAACAGGCTGGCCCGCAGCAGATCGCTCAGCAGGTGGCGTCTGGCCTGCTGGATTTCATCAAGCTGGCCGGCAACGCCTTTTTTAAGCTCGCTCAGTTTATTGAGGCTTTCGTAAACAAGTTTGCTCCAATCCTCGGTATTGATATTCGCTCTGAGGCTGAGAAAGAGTTGGAGACTCTGCGCGAGCAGCAGGCACGAGCATCTGCGGGAGCGGCAGGAGGCGGCATGGGCGGCGTTGTGCCTCAGTCGCTGCGTGGCGCGGAACTGACGCCCGAGCAACTTGCAAGAATCCGCGAGCTTGAGACGCAGATTGCAGCAGAAGCCGCCGGCAGCGTGCTGAACAAGTTTCAAGCGAACTTCAACGCGGCCATCGACACAGCGTCAGACAGCCTGCGGCAGCGAATGGAAGCGCAAGCCGCGTCGGCAGAGCCAAACAAGGCCCAGAAGGAGCAGCTGGAGGTCTTGCGTCAGATCAAGCGGAATGGCGAAGTCGGCGTCGTGGAGTTTCTGTAGCCATGGCTGTCATCCAATGGAACGAGGTTTTGCCAAGGACTTTCTCGCAGCGGTTTGGCGAGTCGCCAACTGCGGAGACGAAAGTTGTTGTCACTGTTGACGAGCCGACCAGCACGCAAGAAGTAATCAATGCGGTGGGCGTCCGCATCGGGGACTCTCATCCTGAGTATTCATTTCTGCGCATGCTTGACGCATCACTCAGCGAAGTGGATCGTTACCACGTTGAGATAACTTTTCGATACGAGCTGCCCAAGCCGATGGGCGGAAGCGGTGAAGATTACGAGCCCAACCCCCTCGCCCGCCCAGACGTGTGGACGTTCTCGATTGGTGGCGCACAAGTTCCGGCTCTCGTGTATTTCGACGGCTCCGGAAACAGCACCCGCAAGCCACTGCAGAACTCCGCCAAGGATTATTTCGAGGGGCTAACGGTAAATGAGGCTGAAGTTCGTGCCAGCATCTCAGGCAATAGGGGGCAGTTTCCTCTTGGTTTGGCTGCGGCAGTAACCAATACAGTAAACTCCTCGGCTTATTTGGGAGGTGTCGCACATACTTGGTTCTGCACTGGGATTAGTGGCCAGCAGGCAAGCGAGGTAGTCAACGACGCTGAGGTGCGTTATTGGCAAGTTAGTGCCGAGCTCATCTACAGACAGAGCGGGCACAACCTTCTGTTGCCTAATGTTGGATTCAACTTTCTTGATTCTGGAGTCAAAAAGCGTGCGTACGTGAAAGATCCGGATAGCGGCGAAAAAGTGCCGTGCACCACTCCTGTTCCGCTAACGTCTTCCGGGGGAATCAAGGGCGACAACGCCGAGCCGGACATACTCGTTCGACGTGTCTACCCAGAAACAGATTTCTCCAACTTCTTCGGCACTCCGCCGTTCTAAGCCATGTCGCAGCCAACGCGAAACATCTTCATCACTGCAGCCACCAGCAAACAGGTAACATTGACGCTGTGCACGGCAAATACTGCCACGCTCAGTCTGACGGCGTACCCTGTGTTTTCTGCCGCTACGTCTGACGGCACCACCTTTTATTCCGCCGATCGGCCCCTTCGTTGGTTTACGCCTAGCACTGGCGTTTTTACTGCAGCGACGTTGGCCGCGACCGCAAACACAGCCGGCGACGGGCACACTGCCACGCTGACCTTTGGCCAAGGGTTTGCGGCGACTTCGGTGGAGCACGTCGCTGGGGCAACGCCGCGACGATACAGGTACGTCGTTCATCTGTCATCGCACACGCCCGCAACGGCCTACTCGTCTTCCGTCACTTCGAGCACGGCGGTGCTATTGAGCGGCACGATCAATATGGCTATCGCAGCCACGACGCCTACTCCGGCGCTCAGCATCTGCGACGTGCAGGTAATCTAGCTATGGCGCAACGACAAAGTGGCAAAGCATCGTCGACTGACCGAGTGACTTTTACCAAGTCAACTGCTGAGCGAATAGCAAAGGCTGTGCGTACTTTTGAGCGAGGTGACCGCTCGTCTTCTAAGTTGAGTTTTGAGCGAGTCTCAGTGGCTTCTGGTGCCGTATTTAGGACTGGGACATTTACTGGCGTTTGGCAAATCGGGCAAACTGCGGCCGTAACGCTTAGGAGCACGGGCAGCACTGCGGCGGCCATGAATCTTTTCGCTGGCGTAACCGCGCAGACATCAAAAAACTGCGCAATCGCCAAAGATGGCACTGCATGGTTTCTGATCGCTTCGGAGTGTTAGCCCCCATGCTGCTTCCTTGTAGTCCATGCTGCCCTGGCGTATGTTGCTGCGGAGAACAGAAAACGGTTACGGTTGCCAATGCGTCAACTAATAACGCTTGGTGCCCTGTTTTGTATGACAGGCCGCCGACACGCAACCTTTCGTCAAGCGAAACGCTTCTTGGCAACTGGTGCAGAGTAGGAGTGGATGTTGTAGGAGACGCACCATGGGGTTCGGACGTTACCGTTGTAAAGGTTGATTTCCTTTATCCTGCGTGCAAAGATGGCGTCGAAAAACAAGACACAGTGAGGCTTCAAGTTGTAGAGGGCTTCGCATCATGGAGCGCAGTGTACGAAAAGGAGCTTAATGGGTGCCCTTCGTGCGACGATCAAGTAGAATACGTGTTTGGCCCTGGCGATGTGATCTCGGGCGATGGCACGTTTTGCGGTGGAAACGTAACGTGGACTGTTAAGGTCAAGGGGCCGTGCAATCCACTGCCATGATTAAATGCCGTCTATTACATTTAGCAGATCGCTGCCGCGAGCGTGGATACACGCTTGAAGAGGTGCGTGCGTGCATCGTCAGCGAGGACGGCGACACGATCACCGTGGACGAGACGCACCCGGCGTACCCGCGAGCGAAGCCCGGCCTAGGCGACATGGTCAAGGCTGGGCTGTCTGCGATTGGCATTACCGAGGAGCGTGTCAGTAAGGCCATTGGCCGCCCGTGTGGTTGCTCAAAGCGGGCTGAGTCGCTAAACGCACTAGGCCGCAAGATCGGCATCGGTTGACGCCCGTGCCATAGTCGGGCGAAAGGAGTCTGCCCGTGGCCGAGGATCACGTCTTTACGCTCAACGGTGACGAGCGGTGGCTGATCCGTTTCACGGATCTCAAGGGCCAAGCGTACGGCTACACGTTTAGCCAGAAGGCGAAGCGGCCACGCATCTTGATCCACGACGCGCTCAAGGGGCGGCACAAGCTCACCATCATCGTGCACGAACTGATCCACGCCTTGTTCCCAACCGCCAGCGAGGAGCACACGGAGCAGGCGGGCAAAGACATTGCCAAGGTGCTCTACAGCCTCGGATACCGGGAGGTGCAGGATGGCGGGAGCTGACGCAATCACTGAGATGGCCCGTCGGCTGTGCAGGCTGCACCCGGACGCACCTGCACGCACGCTGGCTCGCCGCCTGGTGCGAGAGTGCAACAACGCCATCACTTTGAAGCAGGCCAACCTGCGGATCTCTCGGCAGTTCGGCGTGCAGGGAAAGCACTCACGAAAGAACGTTCGGGCCGTCGCACCACGTGCCGGCCGTAAGGCTGGCGAAGTGATCTCAATGCCTAAGAGCATGGCCGAATCGTGGACGCCGCACGTCATGAAGGTGCTGGGGCCGGTAGGCATCATCTCCGACGTGCACGTTCCGTATCACTCTGAGATCGCCGTGGCCGCTGCCATCGGGTTTCTCAAGGAGCAGAACCTATCGGCTCTGCTGCTCAACGGAGACATCGCAGACTTCTATGCAATCAGTCGCTACATGAAGGATCCGACGCAGCGAGACTTCAAGGGCGAGCTTGAGGCGGTGCGTTCGTTCATTGCCTACGTGCGGCAAGAGTTTCCCGACATCCCAATCGCTTACAAGCTCGGCAACCACGAAGAGCGTTGGACGCACTGGCTGTGGCAGCACGCCGCTGAGATCAGCGACGATCCACGCATGAGCCTTGGGGCGTGGCTGGATCTAGACAAGCACGACGTGACGCTCGTTGAAGACCAGCGGCCCATCATGCTTGGGCAGTTGCCCGTGTTCCACGGCCACGAGTTGCCGCGTGGCATGGCTGCCCCGGTGAACGTCGCTCGTGGCGTGTGGATGCGAATGAAGGGCACGGGCCTCGTCGGTCACCATCACCGCACAAGCAATCACGCCGAGAGCGATTGGCGGCACCGTGAAACTGCCAACTGGTCTGTCGGCTGTCTCTGCGATCTGACGCCTGAGTATTCGCGGGTAAATGCTTGGAACTGGGGATTCGCCGTGTGCACCGTTCACGAGCGTGGGGCGTTCGACGTGCACAACTACCGAGTCATGGGCGACGGCACGGTGCGATCGGCATGAGAAAACAAACACCAGGCAGCGACGCCGCGATTGAGGCCGGCTGCACTTGCCCTGCGTTGGACAATAACCACGGACGCGGGTTTTTCTGGGGCACCGCTCCGCTGTTTTGGATTAGCGAAACCTGCCCACTGCACGCCACACGAAAGGACGCCGATGAGCCCATCGATCGCAGAGGCCAACGAAACGCTACGAAACGCAGTCGAGGCACGCCGCGAGGCCCAGGCCGCCGGCAAGCCGCACGAGGCGTGGTACGTGTCACCAAGTGAAACAGATTCGTTTCAACCTGTTACAAAACCTCTGCCCGAGCGACATGAGGCAGAGGTTTCGTATCAGCAGGACATTCACGAGCACCACCTGCACCGGGCTGGCCTGACGCAAGACGAGCTTGATGAGGCCATTGAGCGGTTGCGTGGTGACGGGCTGCGGCAGACTGACGTGCACCAGACATCTCAGGCGTTCTTCGATCTATGCGACGGACTCAAGGAAATGCATCGCAAAAAAAGCCGCGACTACGGATGCCCGAGCGGCACGGACCCGCTGGCCAATATTCGTAACGGTGCCAAGTTCGTTGGCATCCCGGCCTGGCGTGCTGCGATGGTGCGGCTGAGCGACAAGGTAACGAGGCTGGCCACGTTCAACGCCACCGGGCATCTGCACAACGAGGGAGTGATCGACACGCTCGAGGACTTGGCGAGCTACTCGCTCTTGGCACTGCTGCTGTACCGGGAAGAGAACGATGGCTGAGCCGCTCACCGACGCCTACCTGCTTGAGTGCGAGATGCGTGCCCGCAAGTTCAGCGGTGCGTACACCGGCACCTCTGGCACGCTGGCAGCGGACGTGCTGCGGTTGCTCAAGGAGCTCAGCCGGATCAAGGGCGAGGCCGCCGTTGAGCGAGCCAGACGAGTAGATGCGTGAGCCGGGCGGCGGGTTGAGGCGGCGGGTACTCCTTTCCCCGACGCCTCCCCGCTTGCTCGGCTACCTCGGCTTCCCAGGCCCGTTAAGGTCCAGCGGCGGAAGTGCCGCCGTGCTGTCGCTGTCGTTCGGGCAGATCACCGGATCGACGTAGACACGCTGCAGGTTGGGGTCGCTGTGATCCAGCAGCTGAGTGGCAGCAGCCCGCCCGCCGGCCAGGGCGGCGTAACTCGCGGCCGTCCTGCGGAGCCCGTGGAATCCCCGGTATTTCACCCCGGCTGACTTGCACAGCAGTTTGAGGCTCGTCCACTGGCTGCGACTGCGGCGGTCCCACGGCCATACCAACTGGTGATCCTCGCGCCGGTGCTGGGCCAGCATCGCCGCCAAGTCCGGCGTGATCTGCCGCTCAATGTCCCTGGTTGAGCCCTTACGGGTCTCCCCGCGAAAGATGACCCGACGCCCGGCTAGGTCAACATCGCCCCACCTGAGCGACGTGGTGGCCTCATACCGCTCTCCGGTGCAGTAGATCGCGTAGATGAGCGTGCCCCACCACCAGGCGGCAGGCAGGCCGTCGATATAGCCGTTTCGGTGCCGAGCCTGCCGCACCAGGGCGGCGACATCCTCGGCCGTGTAGGCCCGGCCCGTGGGCAGACGCTTGGGCACCTTGATCGTGGGCAGTTCGGGGAACTCAACGGCCAGACGTTTCCTGGCTGCATACGTCCACACGGCCGCAAGCATGACCCGGTCTTTGCGGACGCTCGCCGGGCTCGGCAACCGGCCACGCCAGCCGGGCGTCTCGGCTCGCCACCGTAGGTAGCGGGCAATCACCAGATCGTCGAGATCCCGCACCGTGGGCTCGTGGCCGAGGAATCGTTCCAGGCGATCCACGAGCATCCCGTACAGCGACACCGTCTTCCCTTTGAGCCCCCGCAGCAGGGCGTAACGCTCCACCAGTTCCTTCAAAGTCATGGCCATGGCTGATGATCCCCGGCACGTGAACGGCTGTCCATGCCCAGTGACTACTATACAACCCCTCGACTCCCCTCGCCTCCACTAGAGTTCTCGTACACCACTGTACGCCGCCGGGGCTCCCTTGACCAAATGCGTCAAGGACGGCGGCGGCAGTGGGGTGCGGGACGCTGGTTTGACCAACTACCGTTCCGAAGTAGTATTGAGGCATGATTGCCATGGCCCACAAGATCGAAGGCGGCGAATACCTGACCATTGCCGAGGCTGTCGATTACATCGGCTGCACGGACTCTTGGGTGCGGCACCTGATCCGCGAGGGAAAACTGCGGGTGCGGACGTTCTCGCAGCGGGTGAAGCTCGTGCCGCTGGCCGAGGCCGACCGGGCTCGAGACGGGCTGACCACCAGGGCCAAGGCGAAAAAGCACCTTGCCAAGCGGCCAGCCGCCAAGCGGAAGAAGCCCAAGAAGGTCGCCGCCCGTCGGAAGTAGCGTTTCCCCCGGCGAAAACGGCCCCCAAAAAAATCTTTTCTCATGCCCTTGACGCCTAACTTCCGATCCGTATCATATGGGCGTGGAGAGCAAGTGAGACTCGCCGCAAGACACGAAGCCAAGGGCACGAACGATGAAGACCTCGACCAAGACCGCCGCCGCCACCTTCGCCGCTGCCGCACGTGACGCTGGCTGGACTATTAGCAGCCGCGAGAACGTGGTCACCATCACCAAGCATTTCACGGCTGGCAGCCGCGAGGAGTTTGTGGAGCTCGACGGCGAGTACTACGGCATCCTGTCGCTCGTCAAGGCTCGCGGCGGCTCAATGTGGGGCACCGACGGATCTGGTGTCGGCGGCTACTCCGCGATGCTGCACGGCGTGTTCACGATGAACATCAGCGGCGTCAGCCCGGCATTCATCGAGGCACTCTGACAACCGAACACGGTGGGGCCACCCGGCCAGCCGACAGGGGCAAAACGGGTGGCACTTCTTTACCCAAGGCCAAGGAGGGCCAACACATGAGCACGGATCTCTGGCTGGAACTCGTCGTTGTGATTCTCAAGATCGTGGCTGCGGGGCTTGCACGTTAGCCTAACTCCCGTTAGCCTTCAGCCCATCTTCCGATACGCACCACCGACACCTATACAAACTTTCGACTCCCCTACTTGCCGTTTTCCCCGTGCGCCACGCACATAAATCCGATTTGACGAACGACTGAACGGGCGTACATTACGCCACCCACACGAAGGAGAGCCCCCCATGATTGC